AGCATTAAAGCAACCATTGATGGACAAGTGAGATATGTACCTATAAACACCGAAAATACCGACTATCAAGCCATACTTGCTTGGGTAGCAGATGGCAATACTATACAGGAAGCAGATTAATGGCTGGTCTTAAAGTACATACAGCAGAAACAGAATTTGTTGTAGATACAGATGATTTAAAAAATCATCTAAAAATTACTGGTACAGATGATAATGATACCTTAGATGTTATAAGAGTTGCTTGTCATAATTGGGCTAAAGAATACACCAACAGAACACTTACGACAGTAACATATCAGTTATTTTTAGACTCAATAAATCAAGTTGATTTAGGTTATCAAGAAGGAGAATTTGTAGGTATTGATAGAAGTATAAATCCAACAAATATATTATTGCCAAAAAGTCCAGTAACTAGTCTTACTCATTTTAAATATTATGATGACTCTGATAGTGCTACAACTTTTGCAAGTTCAAATTATTATTTAGATAATGCGAGTGTTCCAGCAAAGATTGTTTTAAGGAGAGGTAAAAGTTACCCTAGTGATTCATTAAGAGTTGCAAATGCTTTTGAATTACAATATGTCGCTGGATATGGTGGCAGAACTTCTGTACCAACTGACATTAAAAATGCTTGTTTAATATATGCTGGGTATCTTTTCGAACATAGAGGTGATAGAGGATTTGTCGGTTTAGACTACAATCAGTCTGTACCATATTTAGCGACACAATTACTACAGCCTTATAGAATAAAATCCCTTTCTCAAAACCCATTTAGAGGTCAAGCTCAATACATTGGTATGGGTAGATAATCATGTTAGGCGAAATGAGAAATAGAATTGCTTTACAATCATTAAGCACATCAACTGATTCTGGTGGTGGTCAATCAGCTAGTTTTTCTACAGCTTTAACAGTTTGGGCTAAAGTAGAAAACTTGTCTGGTACTGAAAATAGATTTGGCGACCAATTAGAAGCAAGAAGTAATTATCGTTTTACAATTAGATTTTATTCTGCACTCACAGAAAAATTTAGAATATCTTTTGATTCAAAAATATTTAATATTAAGCACATAAAAACACAAGATGAAGGCAGAAAAAGATATCAAGTCATTGACGCAGAAGAAGGAGTGGCAACATAATGACAGTTAAAGTAACTATCAAATCTAAGATGAAAAAAAACACAGATAAGGCTGTTGAAAGATATAAGGAAAATACTTCTATTTACCTAAACAATGTTGGAAATATGTTTAGAAATCATATTATGATAGGTATTCAACAAACTCCCAGACAAGGAGAGCCATATACAGTAGGTGGTAAAACTGTCAGACGTTCTATCAAAGATAATCCACCAGCAGAAGATACAGGAAGATTGAAAAACAGTTTTACACTTCAAAGAGCTATGCCTTACATGACAAAACAAGAAGCACAAGTCTTCACAAGAGTTAGTTATGCAAATATTTTAGAACAAAGTTTTGCCAGAGGTGGATTACAAAGACCTTTTATGGGTAAAGAATCACAAGCGTTCAAAGATACTAAAAAATTTGCTGAAAGAAAATTTAAAGATATATCATTGGGGAATGTAAAAATAACATGAGCTTTCACTCTTTTGATTTACAAACAATACTATTTTCAACCTTAAATGGCGATAGCACATTAGATGGTATTGTTGGTAATAACAAGATATTTGATAATGTACCACAAGACACAGCTTATCCTTATGTTGTAATTGGAAATATCAATGCTATCAACAGAGGAACAAAGAGCTTAGATGGTAACGAATATATTGTTGATATTGATGTTTGGAGTACTTATAGGGGTAAAAAAGAAATATCAGATACTATGGAAAGAATTTATGAGTTATTACATGAAGCCAGTTACTCTGTATCTGGTGCTGATATGGTAGTAAGTCAAGTTACAAATACAATTACCCTTGTAGAAAATGATGGAATTACCAGACATGGGGTGCTAACATTATCGGTGATTGTGTACGATAATTAATTTAATGGAGATGTAAAATGGCAGTACAAAAAGGAAGTGCGTTACTTGTCAAAATAGGAAATGCTGGAAGTCCAGAAACATTTACAACTGTTGCTGGATTGAGAGATACTTCTATATCAATGAACGCAGAAACAATAGACGTTACAAATAAAGATTCATCAAGAGTAAGAACTCTTTTAGCTGACGCTGGAATCAAGTCATTTAGTATAAGTGGCTCTGGGGTATTTACCGATTCTGCTTCTGAAGCAAGTTGTAGAACAGCATTTGAAGCAACAACATTTAGTAATTTTCAACTACTTGTGCCAGACTTCGGCACGTTTACTGGAGCTTTTCAAATAACTAGCATTGAATATGCTGGTAGTTTTAATGGCGAAGTAACTTACTCAATGTCGTTTGAGAGTGCTTCAACAATTACATTTGCAACAGTATAACTAGGAGATTATTATGTCTTGGGAACTGAAAGCCATAGAGATTGGCTCTAAGAAATTAGACGCACAAGTCAACATAGGAAAAAACAATGTTGAGATAGAAGCTCCTTTCTTCAAAAATTTCAAAGATACAGATATTGTTAAAATTGATGGGAAGTCTTACACAATCAATTCTGCCAATAATCTTGGAGACAGAAACGAGGTGCTACAAATAACTACTAACATGGAGAAAAACAATGAGCATAAACAAGCTAAGAGCAGAAAAGCTACTACAGTTTAATGATAAAGAATACAAGGCACGAATGAGCCTTGATACGATTATTAGGATAGAACAGGCTTTGGGCTGTAGTATTTTAAAAATTGGTAATAAGTTGGCACAAGCAGATATTACAATGACAGAAATGATAAATGTAATTACTTTAGCTATAAGAGCTGGTGGCAATAATGTACAGGAAAAAGAAGTAAAAGGATTGGTTGCAGAGATAGGATTGTTAGAAGCAATCAAGATGGCTGGAGAGTTGGTAACTTTAGCTTTGAATGTAGATGACGATACTGAGGACGAAAAAAAAAGCCCAGTAGAGGAATAGACGAAGAAGCTGACCTACCATATCAAAGATGGGTAGAGGTATGTGTAGGAATGATAGGTATTAATCCAGCAGTATTTTGGGATATGAGCATTACCGAAATAACTCTAGCGATAAAAGGATTTAGTGAGTTCAATGGTGGCAATAAAGATAGACCAATGGACAAAGAGGAGTTAAATCAACTAATGGAGTTATATCCTGACAGGTAATGGCAACTGAACTAGACAAACTGGTAGTCAAGATTGAAGGAGACCTATCTCATTTAAAAAAAGAGATGGCAAAAGCTAATAAAGTTGTTGGCGACTCATCTAAAAGAATGAGTGGTGGTCTTAAAAAATTTTCTGATAGTCTTGCAAGAGTAACAGCTACAGCCACAAAAGTAGGTTCTGTTCTTGGTGTAGTTTTTGGTGCTGTATTTGTTAAAAGTGTTGTAGATGTAGGAATCCAAATAGAAAATCTCCAGATTAGATTAGAAGCACTCTTTGGTTCAGCTAGAGAGGGCGAAAGAGCTTTTGAAGCCATGTTGGAATTTGCTGGAAAAGTACCATTTACACTTGGAGAAATACAACAGGCTTCAGGAAATTTAGCTGTTGTCGCTAAAGACGCAGAAGAATTATCAAAAGTCTTGGAGATTACAGGTAATGTATCTGCTGTAACAGGTCTTGATTTTCAACAAACAGCAGAGCAAATTCAAAGGTCTTTTTCTGGTGGTATAGCTAGTGCTGATGTATTTAGAGAGAGAGGTGTTAGAAGTTTATTAGGCTTCTCTGCTGGTGCAACTGTCTCAGCAGAAGAAACTAGAGAAGCATTTGAAAGGGTGTTTGGAAAAGGTGGAACATTTGGAAATGTTACTGACCAACTTGCTGGAACTTTAACTGGTACAGTATCAATGATAAAAGATAAATTTATGCAATTTCAAATTGCAGTTAGTGAGTCTTTTTTTGCAGAACTAAAAAAACAATTTGGCGATTTAAACAAATTTCTTGACGATAATTCTGAAAAAATAAAAGAGATTGGACGTTCAGTTGGCGAAACTCTTGCAAAAACAGTTAGTTTTTTAGTTGATAATACAGATGGCATAAAAAACTTTTTTATAGCTTTTGCTGGTGTAGCTGTCATAAACGCATTAGCAAGACTGAAACAGTCATTTATAGCATTAAATATAGTTATGCTTTTAAATCCTATAACTGGTCCAATAATGCTGGGTATTGCTAGTGCTGTTGGAATATCTGCTGGAATTATTTTTCTGATAGAAAAATTTAAAGATATGACTGATATAACCAGAATACTTACTGATGAAATGAAAGACCAAAATGAAGTGTTTAAAGAAGGCATTAAGTTAAGAGAAGAAATGGCAAAAGCGACAGCCCAGAAAGATTTAGAGGACGCAATTTTTGCAGTTCACCCAACTGTAGACCCAGAAAGAGCTATTAGTGAGGATAAAGAATTAAAAGCAAAAGAAAGAGCAAAAAGACGAACAGAGGAAATGAAAGAATTGATACGATTGAATAATATATTTGCACAAGGTCAAGGACAGTTACAAGTTGCTTTAAATAGAACAGGAGATGAATTAACTGAACAACAAAAAATAGTAGAAGGATTAATTGTTGTATTTGACCAAGCTAGTCAATCTATTGCTCAAACATTTGCAGACGCAGTTGTAAAAGGAGAATCTTTTAGACAAAGTATGTTAGATATTTTTCAAAGTATCATAAGTAAAATTATACAACTTATCATTCAAATAAAATTGATTGAGCCTTTCATGGGTAACCTAGAAGATGTACTTAGAGGAACAAACAAGCATAAAGACACAAAAGATAGTTTTGCTGGTATGGCTGGAAATTTTTTAGGAAATGTCGCACAAAGTTTTTTTGGATTAGCTGGTTTAGCTGGTGGTGGAACTGTTCAGCCAAATATGCCATATATGGTAGGAGAACAAGGAAGGGAATTATTTATGAGTAATACAGGTGGCAGAATGATACCTAATCACATGCTTGGTGGTGGTGGCAGTCCTGTCGTAATAGAGCAAAACCTAAACTTTGCTACAGGTGTAAGTCAAACTGTAAGAGCAGAAGTCTTGAACTTGTTACCAGCCATTAAAGAAAACACATTATCAGCAGTAAGAGAAGCCAGATTACGAGGTGGCACTTTTGCGAAGGACTTTGGTGCATAAATGGCTGAAGCGACTTTTCCTATTTTATTTCCGAATACTGTAGCTCCTACAAGAAGTGAATTTGGAATAACCAGAGCTGTAGCACAATCACAAAGCCCATTTACATTTACAACTCAAGTGCATAGATTTACAGGTGCTAAATGGTATGCAAACATTACTTTACCACCTATGAATAGAACTCAAGCCAATGAGTATCTTGCTTTTTATATGCAGTTGAATGGTCAGTTTGGAACTTTCTTACTTGGAGACCCAGACGCAAAAGCAGTTCAAGGTACAATATCAAATACTATAGCTGTCAATGGCAGTCATGCGGTAGGAGCTTACGATATTGCAGTTGATAATTGTGATACAAGCGAAAGTCAATTATTTAAGAAAGGCGATTATGTGCAATTTAATTCTGGAGCAAGTAGTAAACTGCACATGATTATTGCTGATGTTGCAAGTGATGGAAGTGGAGACGCAACTCTTACGATAGAGCCACCTTTATCAGCTACTCTTGCTGATGACGCAACAGTTACTTATGCCAGTCCTAAATGTGTTATGCGAATGACCAGTAACGATTTATCTTGGACTGCTGACCGATTAAGTTTATATGGAATAAGTTTTTCATGCGAAGAAGTTTTATAATTGTATTTTTATTATTTATTGGTATTTTATTTGTAGCTCTTTCTTATGGAGCAGATAATAAAACTACAGTTAATAACAAAAATACTCCACCACCCTCTGCTGTAAGTCCAAGTATACAATCTTATAGTCAGATGATTTGTTCTTTTCCTGTAGTTGGAGCTGTATCTACTTCAGTTGTTGGTATAAGTACAGGTACTACTTTTGTTGACAGACTATGCGAGAGACGTATGCTTTCTGCCGAACTGCGAAGAAGTGGTTTAACTGTTGCTTCTATTCAATTACTATGTATGGACAAAGAAGTGTGGGTATCAATGTTAATGTCAAGCACTCCTTGTGGAATCTGGACAGGAAAAAAAACAGTTATTGGTAAGGAAGCCTACAAGTATTATTTAAAGGAAGGTTACATAGATGATAAAGGTAATATACTTAAATATCCTCATTATGTTGGTATTGGCACTCAGCCAAATTTCAGCAATAGCAAACGAAAGCCAAACGACAAATATCCTTACTAATGGCTCATTTGACAACCAGACTGAAGGTTGGACTTTAGATGGCACAGCTTCTTATGATGGCAATAACTATGGCAACATAAATAAGTCAGTAAGATTTAGTGGAGTGGAAGGTGGGTCTGTTACTCAAGAAATAATCTTGGGTAACATTTCTGCCGAAAATAAAGAAGTAACAACAATATCTGGTAGCTTAATATCTATAGGTTGCAATAATGAAGGCTCAAGCTGGTGTACAGAAACAGGAACAGCAAACAATCTTGACCCAGTAAATATAACAATGACATTATCAGATGGCACAAACACCGAAGTGCTAACTCATAATTTTACTTCAGATTATAATGATGGAGTTATCACCACTAATTATTCTGTAAATGTTGTTGATACATTTGAAACTGATAGCACATCTTTAACTATAAATTATTTTGGTGCTGATACTGGCGACAAAGCTGGTAAATTTGGCTCAATTTTAGACGATTTAAGCCTTACTTTGACATTAAATGACATTACCATAGTTCAAGAGCTAGAAATAGCCGAGAATGAGCTATTAGGAGCTAATACTACTGTTATGACTGCCACAGAGCTATCAGAAGCAACTATTGATGATATTAGCTCTGGAATTATTGATATAGGCACAAATATTGACCAGTCTACTGATTTAGCAAGTAGCATATCAGTAGTATCAATCCAAGATTTAGAATTAGATGTTGCAGATGTATCAACACAAATGGAAATGCCTGTCCTTGTTGATACTGGTGTTGATAATCTTGAGGGTGATATATCAATTCCAGAGCCAGATTTACCTAAAATAGAGTTACCAGAGATTGAATTGCCAGATATAGAATTACCAAATGAGCTTCCAGAAATCGAGAATATTGAGATAGAAAGTATTGAAATTAATGAAACCGAGTCTGACCTTGACTCAGACATTGAATCTGATATTGAAGAAACGATTGAGGAAACTCCAGCAGAATTAGAAGAACAAAATTTGGAAGAAGATTTAGAGGAGATTGAAAGTGAAGAATCAGAAAATGAGAATGAAAGCGAGAATGAGGGAGATGTTGAAAAAAATGATGACAGCAAGTTATCAAGAGACGACAAGCCCATCTCCAAAAGTACAGAAACAAAAAAAGAACAAAAAACAGAGAAAAAAATTGAAGTAAAAAAAGAGCAGAAAAATAGAGAAAAACAAACAGTTCCAAAGGTCAAATCAGATATTGTAGTGAAAACTTTAGAGCTTCCAACAGTAGTAGCCTTCAGCGAAATATATTTTGCAAACACCTATAAAGATACGTTAGACTTAGGAGCAGACGAGGTAGAATTTTATGAGCCAGACAGATTCACAGACAATAAAGATTACTCCGAAGCTAATATTGCTTTTCTTAATATCAGTAGCGACTCCAACAGCGAGTGGGATATGGTGGTTGAGTCAACAAAGTTCCGAATTAAAGAATTTAAGAGAGATGGTAGATAACATACCAAACTCTGATAATAGTTCTATTGTAGAAAGAATTAAAGCAGTAGAAATCACAATAGAAAATAATAAAGAATTATTAGATAAAGCAAACGCAGATATAGATAAATTAGTAGACCATGTAAACAGTTCTTTGAAGCAAATAACTGATAATATGAATAGTAATCCTTTAGCAAATAACTGATATGACCTCTGATGAAAAACAATGTCTATTAAGACTGGAAGATAAGTTAGACCACATACATAAAGATGTTGAGAAAAATGCGAAAGAAATATCGAACATAAAAAAGGAAATGTCAGATATGAAAGCAACCATCAATATTGGAAGGGGAGCAGTTAGGACTTTAGTCTGGGTGGGTACTATTATCACAGCCATAATTGGAGCTGTTAAGATAGGAGAAAGTGTATGATAGGATTATTGGTTAAAGGTGTGAGTGAGATTGCTACAAATTATTTTGACAAAAAGAAAGCAGAAGTTAATTTGAAAAAAACAGAAGTAGAAGCTAAAACACAAATTGCTAAACAAGTTGCAGAAGGAAAACTTGAAGCAGATAAGTTAAATGCAGAATGGGAAAATAAAGCTGTTGACCAACTTTCTGGAAGTCTGAAAGATGAGTTCATAACTCTGGTAGTTCTAACGCCCTGTTGCCTTATTTTCATTCCAAGTTTACAGCCGTATATAAGATTAGGTTTTGATATCTTAGGCACACTTCCAGACTGGTACATTAATCTAATTTATATAACTGTGTGTGCTGGGTTAGGATTAAAAGGAGTTGGTGGAATCTCTAAATTTATGAAGGGGAAAAAATAATGAAAGCAATAGATAAAATAAAAGATATGCTTGATGATTTACAATACAATATACCAGACTGGTTATTGTTTGTTATTAAAGTATCAGCAATATCTATAATATGGGCGATTATAATTTAAGACTTATTCTTTTGTTGTTTCTGTTGGTTTTATATTATTCAGTAAAGCAATACCACCATTCATACTTGCTAAAGTTATGAACTGATTAGCAAGATTAGTAATTGTTTCTTCTGATATATCTTCTGGCTTTTTAGACATTTCATCATTGATAACTGTTACTTGTTGATTAATGCCATTTTGTATCTTTTGTTTTATTCTATCGTAAATTAATTCGTCTTTTAGTTTTGTCATAATTAAGCCCATGTATTTCCATAAACCCAAGCAACGCAGACTTTTCTAATGCCTTCTGTTACTGGTGTTACAGAATGATTAATAAAAGATGTGAATGATACTAACTTATTAGGTGTCGAATTGTAAGTTAATATCTCACCACCATTGGTAAAAAATTGTAAATCACCACCCTTAAAACCTTTGTTCAATACCCAAGATATACTTATTTTTCTACTAGAAGCAACACCAGAATCTATATCTATGTGCCAATCATATTTGTCATCATCTTCAGCATGGTATTCGAAATATTGAATTTCTCCTATGTGGCTCAGTTTATAGTTATAAACCTTGTTAAGTTCTACAACAGCATGACTTAAAATCTCTGCTGTCAAAGATTGATTTTGGTCATTAGGTATCACCCAAGCCTGTACACTTC